ACTTCATCAAGTGTCATAAGGCCGTATTTAATTCGTGAGGCATAGAACCTTATATACACCTTTATTTTCTTCTTACTCATTTCCTTCTTCCTCCTCTTCTGAATTCATCAGTTCAACCAACATGTTTGACAAGACATCTATACGACCTGTTAAGGTAGCCTCCAGCTGTTCTGTCTTGTCCATAGACCTGAACATCAATAAAGCCTGCATTTGAACGATTGCCCCCATTGCATCCTTGATAAAGTTAATTGTGATTCCTTGCAATTTAAGACCTGTTATAGACTGCTCCCCTGTATCATCCTGAACTGTCATGATTACAGTATTTGCATCTGTAAGCTTATCTTTTAGCTCATCAAGCTTTGCAAAGTTATCTATCACCGTTACAAAAGTGTCTCCGTAATGTGTCGATAATTCTATCTCCGTCTTATCTTTTAATATTAGCTTACTCATTTAATCCTCCTAATTTATCAATTCTATATGATTGATTATTACTTCAGCATATACGTTGCCATTTGAATACTCGTGAATAATATTTCCAAGCATAAAATATACAAAGTTATGCCCTTGACTTGACGATATATCAAGTATCATATACTGCTGAGATTGGTCGCTTTGATTTCCTGCTCCTACCATAGTAGATGTCATCTCATATGATATTTCATTAGACCGTCGTCCTATATCCTTTAAAATCGTATAACTTTCATTGCTGTAAGACTCACCTCCTACCTGGCTTATTGGAGTTACACCAACCTCTAGTCTAACCCTTGCAGGCTGTGACCGCGTTCCATCACCTGAAAAACGAAGAAACCTAAATCCAACTTTTAGCTGCCTAAAAGGAGTAAGATTTATAGACTTTGATAGTACAAATCCAACATCAGGTGCGGATTTAAAACTAGTATTGTATGCAAATCCATTTGCAAGCTTTAGTCCACCATCTACTATTCCTTTGTATCCATTACCACTGTTTTTCAGATTTAGATATCTACCAATTCCATTCAATATAAATCCCTTATTTGCCACCCCTGATGCAAGCCTACCATCAAAGGTGGCTCCATTAAAAGGGACTCCACCTGCTCCATAATCTACCATAGTACCAACTACACCATTAACATTAACATTTTGTCTTATATTCCATGGTTGCAAATTTGGAGATGGCAAGAATACCCAGTTAGCTCCTTGTATAAAACCATTGTTTAGTATCTTTGTAACAATACCTCTCCCCCTGCTTGCATGAGTGTCATCCCAAACAAATCCCTCACCACCTAGAGCCGTAATAACATCACCTGTAGTGCATATCCATCGCTGGATAGCACCTGCAAATTTAACACCTTGTACTGAAGTTGCAGTTTGTCCACTTAGTACAGAATCTGCACCTGCTGTTCCCAAATTAGTTGCATCTATGCAGACATGTGGATGTCCATCTGAGCGATTGTAGTAACCATTACCGTGTGGAAAATCCACATAAAAAACAGGGTTATTTCTATCAGTCCAGTTATCAATTCCAAAAGCTGTCGATTTGTTAACCCTGTAATTATTATCCTGCGTGTTAATGGATTTTATCTGCCCCTGCTTTCCAAGCACATTGAGAGCACTCAGCATCTTACTTGCATCAATTCCAATAGCATTTGCAAGCACATCATACGGCACTATCGCCGCCGGCTTATAATTACCATCTTTTGTATAGAACCCTTCCTCAAACCTCACATGAACCTTATTTTCCCATGTTGCATTTACCACTTCCGATGCTGTATTCCAAGCACCATATGTGTGTACAGTACCACTTACTCCTGCCACGGTGAGTGTCTCAAGCATCTTGTTCGCATCTATACCTGCTACTCTTGCCAGTACCTCATAAGGTATAGCCACGCACGGCTTCCACTGCTCATTTTGTGAGTAGAAACCTTGCTCCATTCTTGCCAAGAATTTCAAATCCCAGTAAGCATTCTCAAAACTTACTGTATCTACTATGTTTCCACGACTTACAATCTCGCCCTCAACAACCTCATCATCACTGTCATTAGTGACAGTCTTATACCCCTGCAGCACTTGAGCCTTTGAGGCTGTAACATCTTCAGATGTAACTCCTCCTGTGCCTCCTGCCATCAGTATTGCATCAGCCATTTTTTACACCTCCTTTACTGCCAAATAGAAACTCCTATTCGGCTTTTTTCTGTAGCATATAAGCTCTATATATCCGTCATATACAACTACCTTATCAAGACAGCTGTAGGCCTTCCACATTGCCTTTATCGTAGATGCATCAGTCATGTTATCTTCAATTTTGTGGCTCACGATAGGTGTATCACTTTCTTTTATGTTTGGAATATCTATTCTTTGTTTAAAGATACTACTACCTTCCCATTTTGTTGCAAGGGCTTCAACTATAGTTGTAGTTCTACTTTTGCTTAACTCCTTATCATTGCTTATTAAATCTTCTAAAACAGCATTAAATAAATCAGCATGAGCCCTGTCAGTAGTTTTGAACCTACGAATATCGTCTGTTTTAATATTAACCATTGCACAACCTCCTAGAAGGTATCATAGATATCAAATGTCATTTCTATATCTGCATCTTTCTGTTTAGCAGAAAATGTCTTGATACATACAATATCTCCGTCACTATCTACCAAAGCCAATTCACTTATCTTTTCTCCAACACATTCATTATTCCTTATTGTACCTGTATATTTCATAGTCTTATTGTTATCAAAAGAATGTGAATCAAGGGCTTTTCTAAGAACCTCATGAACTAAACTTGTAGCATTTTCATTAGGCTCTATAGCTTCACCTCCTGCTGATACTCCTCCAGTACCAAACGCCATATGAGTAATCGTAGGAAATGGAATGTCCCCACTTCTAGCTCTAAGCAATTTCAGTTTTGCCTGATTTAGAATAACTGCGTTTGCCATGTTTATAACCTCTCTTTCCAGATTTTGCTGTCTAATAGTCTATTACCATCAAGAATGACCTCTCCATTCAATGTCCAAGGGTCTTTGTCTATTGTTATATAACCAATATAACAATTATCTTGTATAAGCTTCATTTTGCTTCCTATAGCAAGCTTTGTTTCTTTCTCTATGAATATATGTGTTTTGCCATTTGTAACGCTCCTCTGGGCTATAGGCAATGTTATTCCAAGCTTTAGTTTGTTTACTTTGAATATTTCCAAGAACATTAAATAAAAAAGGTCATCATATACAGATTCATAGACAAGACTAACTCCTCCAGGCTTTATATTTAGTGTCTTCAAAAAGCTTGTATATCCAGCATCTATATCTTGTTTCGGCATAGTAAGAAAAATCGTTGCAGGTCTTTCAGGTTTTTCTCGATAGTAAACAGGCGATGATGTACCCCATATCAGCTGTAATCCGTTTATAATGTCATAATATGTACATGAGTTGGTATTCCTAAGCTTTTTATATGTGAGAATACGTCTGTAAATATCATCAGATGCAAGCGGCGTATTAACATCAACTCCTGCAAAACTTGCAGCTTCAACTCTTGACATAGCAACTATACTACCTGCCATATCCAAGTTCTTACCTTCAGCAACATCTATATCAGTTTCTATATCAAGCTCTTTAAAAACATTTAAGACATCTTCAAGTTGCCTTGAAAATGCCTTAATCAATATCTCTATATTATTTTTATCTTGAAATTGTGAAGGTAAATCGCACATCCAATCATTATAAATTTTCATCACAACTTACCTCTATTCTATCTTCACCAAGAATTATTTTTTGCCTTGTATTAACAATAACATTTCTTGCTATGTAATCAGAGCCATTTGGTACATGTGATAAGTCATCACTATATGCACTTTGAATATCTACATAGGTTAATCCGGGTATAGCCTCATATAGGCTTTCTATCAAAGTCTGAATAAGCAAACTCTTTCCTGTACTTATTTTCTTATTATTTTCAACAATCAAAGAACTAACCATCTTCTTATAGTTGTCAGGCAAGCTACTTCTCTTGCAATGTAATACAATTTTTAGCCATACATAAATGTAAGTAGGCCTATTGAATTTAATAGGTATTGAGTCACCATATTTTCCTGGCACATTAACTACAACACTTCCATATGTCTGAATGCCCCCAGCTTTTTTCCTTAAGATAGCATTAGCAATATCCGAATCATCTCCACCTTCTACAACAAATTCAATACTATGCGGTGGCATCTGCCTATCATTAACAAAGTCCGTATCGTTCTCAAATCCAGAAACCGTTTCTATGCCTCGAACACTGTTTAAAATTTCAGCAATCACACTATCAATCATTGTATCTGAGCGTAACGCCGACTTGGCTATATATGCCTGCCTTAGTTCAATGTCGGTCTGAGTCTCTCGACCATAAACTGGTCTGATCTTATTAGTAACGCTTGAAAAACCTGCAATATTATCTACAAGCTTTGTAATTACATTATTTGGTAGCTGTACCTTTCCATATTGTTCAGTTTCAAAATTAGCTATAGTAACGACATAATCTGTAGTCAAATTACTTGATAACACTAAATTTGAATTTCTTCCTGATAATTTATCTGTTATTATTACTCCATCGCCATCTATAGAAGCATTAAAGTCACTGTTATTTAATGAATTAGCAATTCCATTTATTAAGGCTACCTTATCATTAGAGTTGTTAGTGTAAATATATTCACTACCATTGATAGTAATGCTATAGATTGCATTTTCAACTGCTACTACCTTTAATCTACAGCTATTAAACCTACTCCTTGATATTTCAAAGTCATTAACTGCATAAAGCCTTGTTTCAGGGTTAGTATCAGTAGCTACCGGAGTGTGAATTCTCACTATTGTTCCATCTACTCCTTTGCAATGTAGAGGATATATCGTTCTTGCTGCACGTTCTCTTCTAATGCCACCATATTGTATAGCATTATCTAAGCTTACACCTGTAGCAGATGATGGATATTTTGCATAATAGCTGTCCTGTGCTACTTCCCAAAGATTTGCTATCTGTCCTGCAAATGTAGTTACCAATACATCTAAAAAAGATGGCTTTGAAATTCTGGTATCAATTCCAAACCCATCTGACAATTCTTCATGAATCTCATCTAAAATTGTATCTAATCTTTTGATAACAAACCCATTATCTGTTAGACCATAGTTTGCCATTTATCTCCACCTCCCCTCTTATAGTTTCTTCATCAGTAGATACTGTATAGAATATACTGCCTCGTCTATTTTTAGCATCTACCTTGATTTCTATGTCAATTACGTCAACAACATCTTCTATCTCAAATATCTTTTCTCTAATGATACCTTCAATCATCTCAATATCCGGATTTTTTGTAAGCACATAGTCAAAATAATCTATGCCTTCCTCCTTATTCCATTTCCACTCACCTAATATCCATAATATTTTTACCTGAATTTTTTGCTTAATGGAATCTGTAAGAATAATATCCCCTGACTGAGAAATGAACAAATCTCCATTTCTTAATTCTATATCCATATGTGAATACTCCTATATGTTGTCAGCTTTTATATTGCCATTTATTTCAACATTTCCTTTGATTACCAATCCTTTTTCAGATATAGATAATGTTGTAGGACCTGAACTTATAATTACAGACTTATCCTTTGTAGCCTGCTGCATGCTTTGTGAAGGAATCTTACATAGTCCTAATATTGCTACTGCACTTGTAAAATCAAATTTTAACGGAACAATAGTTTTTGCACCGTTCCTCCACTCATCCAATTCAACTTCGGATATAAGTAGCATACAATCATCTCCAGCTAAAACGGGAAATGCAATCCCTATACCACTACTGTTTGAATATGGAAACATAACAGGTACTTCACTAATAGCAGGCATTTCTTTATATTCTCCATTAAACTTAAATCTGCCATATGGCTTAACGGTTGCAGTCCCACTATTTACATTAAAATCCACTATTTTCCCAGGAATAGATGTATGAATATTTTCAATCTCAGCTCTAACAGTAGACTCAATCTCTTGTGCAAACTCTTGTAGCATTTTTCTCCTTTCACTGTATTGCTATAACCTGTGCCGTACACTTCCATGCACCTTCCATATTGTCACCATCAAAGGTAACTTTTATAACCAGAAAGTCACCTGTTAGTGCTTTGCTTTCAATTCTTACAATATCGTTTATTCCTATAGCACCATTGAGCAAATACTCAATTTCGTATCCGGTCTTTTTCTTCTCATCACTACTGTCACCTGAACCTGACTCTAATGTTATCTTTTTAGGAACTCCTAATAATCCGCTTTCCGATGATAACAAATATGCACTACTTTGGATCTGCTTCGATGGTATCGTTATTTGCAATACTCCATTCTGAATCGTAAAGCTATGACCACATGCAGTAGTAATCTTATGCAATACATTTTTTGCCGAGCCTATAAAGCTGAATCCGTTTGGGAAGTCAGGAAATTGCAAATACTCCGCGTATATAACTGATATACCCATTGTATCTGCAACTTCTTGATATAGATCCTTGGTATTAACAATACCATTTTTAGATATGGATAAAAAAGTATCTGATAATTCAACCTTACCATCTACAACTTCTATCTCTGTCATTCTATCAGCATTATCAAGTGTTGTAATTGCTGATACAACACTTCCAACCAATATAATAGAACGATTATTACCATATCCGGCTTTTAATTCTAATATGCAATCTTTACCCTCAAGTACATTTAAACTTGAGGGTGATAAATTCCATATTTGTACCTTTCCGTTGTTTGGTGTTTCTGAATTGGATTTTTCGATACTAAACGATATATGTAACACATCATTGTCTGAAACTTTATTGCCTATCTCAAATCCGTTTGCACCTTTACTTCCACACACTATGCTATAAGTTCTTAAAAAGTTATTCATTCTAAGTCGCTCCTTGGTATATACACAAAGTCGGCAAGGCTATTAACAAAGTCATTTCTTCCAATTTTGCCTAAATCAGATATGCATCCAAAATCACCATCAGGTAAGTCTATATTTGTATATGGAAAAAGCAATGGAAAGTTAGGAACAATTTTAATCATCGAAACCAACGGAAAACCTTTTGAGTTATATATTCCAAAGTTCCAATAATCAAATGTCTCATTATATGTAAATCTAAGCTTATATTCTGTACCATCAATAGTTATATTTGATATACTATCGTTCATATCAGGAACACCTATATAAATCATATAAACTCCTTACTTTTTCTTTTTGAATAATCCACCTGCAATACCATACAATATTGAATGTCCTTTCTTTGACTCATTCTTTTGACTTGAATCTGCATTTCCGCCTCCACCTGACGCGGCAACACCTGCACTATTGTTAGCCTCTTCTTCTCCTCCGCCTTTCTTCTTAGAAGATTTTGTATCTGATTTTCCTGCATTTGCCATACTTTGACCTGATTTCAAAACATAGTCGGGAATACTCGCAGTCTTTGTATTAGTAATTCTGACTTTTGTTGCTGTAATAGAAATTTCTCTGGCATATCCAAGCTCTTTTGATTTTTTTATGCTTATACTTGTAAGACCCATATCAGTATATATAGTATCTGGAGTCACTATTTTAACAAGCTTCTTAGACAACCATAGCTTTTCTATCTGTTCGCAAATCTTTTTAACTCTATCCATCGAATTACTATGCCTATACAGAAATGTGACTGGTGTATTGCTTATATATAAAGTCATCTGTATACCGATAGGCTCTAATACAATTGTATCAGAAATAGGAAAACCACTTTCTACAGGATATTTAGGAATAGTTGCATTCAAATCCTTCTGTTCACTTAACATAGCATCAAATGTAATGCCGTCTATAGCCACAGGCTTCAATCTTTTTCTTATCATGCTATATTTATCCCCTTGAATAGGCAAGTGCCCTTGCCATGTATGTAGTAGCATCTGATGCAGATTTCTTCATTGCATTAGATACATTCCTTTGAGCTTCTATACTTCCTCCGGTATAACTGTTATCAATGTTTACATTCTGTGTGATACTTGTAGACCTGTTACCTATAGTACTATTAGCAGCTGTTCCATAGCTGGCAGTTCTCAAATTCATCAACGAACTCATATCACTTGTGAGAGACTTGATCTCATCTATAACATTTTTTCTATTTGCTTTAATTCCCTGTGCTAATCCACCCATAAAGTCAGGCATCCATGTCTCATAATCTGTAAGCGGACCTTCATCAGGCACTGAGAAGTGAAGAAATGATTTTATGTTTCCTGCAACATTCTTTACTGCATCGGTAACCTTCCCCATAGCTCCTGTTATTCCGTTAGCTATACCTTGAATCATATCAATACCCCATTGTACTGCCTGAGAAGGTAAAGATTTGATAAAGTCAATTGCTGCTGTAAAACCATTGACTATAGCATCTTTAATACTTCCAACTGTGCTTGTAATACCATTTAATATATTATTAAATGTATCAGATATAAAGGACGCTATAGCATCAAGAACACCTGATAAGAAACTTGATATATTATTCCAGATACTTTCCCATATAGTGGTTATAAGGCCTAATACGGTAGCAATTACGGTGTATAAAGCTCCTGTTGCTGCATGAATTATTCCGATTATCATATCCCATAATCCTGAGAAAATTTCTTTTATAGCTTGCCATGCTCCACTCCAATTGCCTTGAAATACTGATGTAAGAAAATTTAGAATGCCGTTCAGTACTTGCATAAAACCATCTATAACAATTTTTAGTCCATCAAATATTATTTTAAATCCGGCTAATACCGTACTTCCCCAGTTATCCCAAAATGTCTTTATAAGTCCAAAAACAATCTCTATAATTGTCAATATAATATTTATAGATGTATTCACTATTGTAAATAACCTATCAAATACAATTGATAAGAAGTCTAATATCTTTTGCCATGTGCTTAATATAGTATTTGACGAACTTTCCTGCGAATCAGCAATATCATCACTACTGTCACCAAATATTGTGCTTATGAGCTGTGAGATAAAAGTAAATATACCACCAAGGTAATCCATAACCAGATTCCAGTATCGTTCAAATGTAGCGTATATCTCTTCACCATGCTTTTCAAAGAAACCTTTAACAGTATCTATAAACATTCCGACTGCTTCTTTTATGGTATCGAATATGTTAAATAAAAACTCTTTCACCTTTCCGAAAGCATTGATTATATTCTGCCTTGCTTCATCTACATCTATACCTGCATTCTTAAAGATTTCTCCTATGACAGAATCATTTCCAAGCATAAACTGAATAAAGTCCTCAACAATAAGTGCGAGGACTACTATAACGGCAATGACACCTAAGACTTGTAGACTTGATGCCCCAAAGAACTTACCAATTCCTTGTATCAATTTGATAAACGCTTTAGCACCTTTTATTACTTTTCCCCAGTTCATAGCTATTAAAAATGCTCCTGCTATTATAGATAATAACTTAATAGCATTTTCCATGCCTCCAAGCCTATTTACTATAGTACCTACAACTCCTATGACTCTATCAATTCCACCTCTCATAGATGATGTAAATCTATCAATAGCCGGCTGTAGTATTTTTACAATGCTATGTATTTTATCAAACGTTTTTAGAATACGGTTATTTCCTTCAGCATCTAACAATATAGCCTTTGCAAATTTTGTTGCAGCCTTTACGCCTTTAGTGACCCACTGAACAAATACTGCCATTACAGGAAGTAACTGTCCACCAATGAACTCTTTAAACTCTTCTTGTGCTGATTTTAAAGACCTCATAGATGACTCATAAGAACCCATACTTCTTACACAATCACCTACTGCATCAGGTGACTGTCTTAAAATAGCATTATAGTTTACCTGCATCTTATCAAGCTGAGACAGCTTTTCATAGCTTCCTTCCATGCCAAGTGCTTTCATTGTCTCTGCTCTAGTTACATCATTTAATACTGCACCTAATGTCTTTGCAGCTTCACTTTCTCCCATTACAGCCTTTGTCATGGCTTCAACTGCTACATCCTCATCTTGATTAGAAAAAGAAGCAATATCTAAGGCTAAAGAGGTCATCTCCTTAGATAAATTTGCTCCTTCTTCTCTGGTCATTCCAAAACCGACAAGTAGATTCTGCTGGTCTGCTAAATAGGCCTTAATTGCATTTTTATTTCTACCAACCGAATCAGCAAACTGAGTTGCCCAATTATCCATCTCGGTAGCCATATCTCCAAATACAACATTGAACTTATTTTCCATCTCCTCAACATTAGATGCTGCTTCAATACAATCAGATACAAAAGAGCCTAATGAGTTAATAGAAAAAGCAATGAATATAGTTCCTAAGAGTTTTGTAGCCATATCCTTAAGTGATTTAATACTACTTTCTGCCTGTTGCTGAGAAGCTGAGTCTACTTCAAATCCAAAGGCAACGGATATATCCCTAATTGTCATTTAAGTCCTCCTCTCAATCTCTTCGGCTCTCCCTCTTTCAATATCTAATTGCATAGAATATAAGGAATATAATTTTAGCATTTCGTCAAGTGTGTAAACTTCTTTTAGTTCTGTCATTGATACAATGCCTGCTCTTATCAATACATAACCTCTAAGCTCTAACTCACCAAACTGTGAATAATCAAATTTGCCGAACTTTACAATTTCTTCCTCAGTTTCTTGATAGCCACCGGTTCGGCTTTCCCAGATAGGGTGGCTAATCTCTCGAAAAAACCATTAAAATTCAGCTTTATAACATAAACACATAGCACAAACATATCCTGTACATTTCCACAGAATACCTCATCTGCTAAATCTCTATTAAGCTTTTCCTGATGTGTTTTGCCGTCATCATCTTCATACTCAATTACAATATTTTCTCCAAGCAATAACTTACTCATAAGAGATTCCAGCTTATCACCATTGATTGCAGTTGAGCCTGATAATGCCTCTGCTGCTTTATTTACATCTACATCCATTAAATCCCCATTACCAACCAACGGTGCAATAACACCAATTAAAGGGGACAAGACCGATGCTAAATCCCCTGTAATATTGGCTGCTTTAAATGCAGGAAATGGCTTAATGTAAAATGTGTTATCACCTATATTTACCTTTTGTGCCTCCATTTGCTTTAAAGCCATATATCAATCTCCTTACTTAAATTCACCTTCACCAACAACTATTTCCCACTCTCTATTGCTTTGTGCTTTTCCTCTTGCCCATGTAGCCGGCTTTGTTACCCATGCTACAGCACCAACAAATCTTTCTTCACCGATAATATCGTTGATAGAAACAGCAAATGTTCCGTTTCCATTCAGCTGGTCCTTATCATACATATCCTGCAAGAAATCATTTGTAGATGATGACTGCAACAATGCAATCTTTACTTTGTACATTCTGGAAGGATCTATACTTCTTGCCACCTCCCCATCTGCACCTACTACATAAGATGTGCCATCTCCATTAGACTCAACACTTATAAAACTATCATCAGCAAATCCACTTACAATGTGTCTGCCAAGGGCACATGTTACCTTACGTGGATTGTATGTAGTTACTTTTGCCATAGTATTCTCCTTTCAATTAGAATGTCACATATCCTTCTATCTCTACTGCATGTATTGCCCCTGCAACCCTAGCAGACCATGTACAGTTAGATAGCTTTCTTGATTTCCTAACCTCTTCTGTTATTTCAGATGACCTTGGAACATTGACATGATAAGCCGGAATAGCATTTCCATCAGCATCAAACTCCGTGAGTGAAATACCGCCAATATCCTGTGCCTTCTTGAGTGTTTCCTCAATTTTACAAAGAACAAGATTTATACCATTGTCATTGAATGGAATCTTCTTGTTATCTTTAAACAACTTAAATACATTGACCTGCATTTCATTCTTCAGCCAATCTATGAATCTTATTACATCAATCCATTCTCCACTCAACGTTGCTCCACCGATGTTGAAATTAGAACCTGCATACCTCAATACCATTCCAACATGCTTCCCCTCTAAGTTTCTTTTCTGTTCATTAGTAAGCAACGATGGATATACGCTATTTAATGCCTTTAAATGCCATGTTTCGGTTCCTGGATTGTATGAAAAACACTTTGCCATCAATGCTAATGCGGCGTATCCATTTTCTTTAGGCTGATTTCCGGCATCAAACCCATCTGCAAGGCCAGAATATATAGCAAATGTCCTATAATAATTGGTCTTCGTAATTGGAATAGTATCTATGTTGTCATACTCAAACCCAAAT